ATCCGCTGGCAAGGAAACCGGCTGGAACAAATTCCGCGACCAGTGCTTTCTGCCGACGCTGATTGACAGCGGTCTGTGGCTGACCGGAAAGTTGCTCGGTAAAATGGTGGTAGTACAAGAATAATACATGTAATTTGTGGTATAAACCCCTTGCTATAGTTGCCGGTTAGAGTGATATATGTACATGACAAAAAAATGAAAGGGGTTTACTACCATGAAAATACCGTACCATGCAAAAGGAAAAAGCCGTAAGGAACTGGCGAAAATCGTTAGCACCCTTACCGGAGAAAAGGCGGTCTACCAATTCATGCCAACTTGCGCCTATACTATCGGTGCTTTCACCGTCGACAAGGACGGAAACCTGCTCTACGAAGCAGATACTGATAGCGAGATTGTCCAAACGGTGCTGACCGGTTTGGAAAAAGCAGGATTTACCGCCGAAGAACCAAATAATCTTATCAAAGAACCTGACGATTCGGCATCTAAGCAGGAGAATATAGACGACCTGGTGATTGCCATGCCGCGCTCTTTCTTCACCGATACGGCACTGGAAAATCTCAAGAAACTGATTCAGGCCAAGAGCAATCTCATGTTAAAAGTTTTCCAAACTGATGTGCTGTGTATGCAGGTAACAGAGGATAAAGTGTTATTCCCCTGGTTCACCGGCTGCCCGGATGCCGATACGGTCAAAGCCTGCACCCATTTCATTACGGCGCTCTGCCATCTGGCAAAGAAGCAGAAACGGGTGCTGGCAACGGAGCACCCATCCACCAACGAGAAATACGACTTCCGCTGCTTTCTGCTTCGCCTTGGCTTTATCGGTACGAAATACAAGGACGAACGGAAGCTGCTCCTGCAGCACCTTTCCGGTTCCTCGGCCTTTAAAAACGGCAGAAAGGAACATAATGATGAAATATCCGAATAAGGAACGATTGGAGCAACTGCGCAGTGCATATCCTGACGGAACGCGGATTGTACTGCTGCAAATGGATGATGCCCAGGCTCCACCGAATGGCACAAAAGGAACGGTTGTCGGTGTGGATGACACCGGCAGCCTGCTGGTGCATTGGGACAACGGCAGCACATTGAACGTGCTGTACGGCATAGACCGCTGCCTTAAAATCAGAAAGAAATAATCACACAATATCATAATTTGTACACCAAGACTGCCAACCTCGGCGGTCTTTTTTGTTGCCGCAAAGGAGGTGATGCTGTTTGCGAACGTTGAAACGCTACCGATCCACGAAATTCAAGGCCAAAGATTCCAAATACAACAAGACCATGGCGGACTATGCCGTGTCTTTTATCGAATGTCTCTGCCACACCAAGGGAACCTGGGCTGGGAAGCCGTTTGAACTAATCGACTGGCAGGAGCAGATTATCCGTGATGTGTTCGGCATCTTAAAGCCGAACGGCTACCGGCAGTTCAATACCGCCTACATCGAGATTCCCAAGAAGCAGGGCAAGTCGGAACTGGCGGCAGCGGTAGCCTTGCTTTTATGCTGCGGTGACGGGGAGCAACGTGCCGAAGTGTATGGCTGTGCCGCCGACCGCCAGCAGGCATCCATCGTCTTTGAAGTGGCAGCGGATATGGTACGGATGTGTCCGGCCTTATCCAAGCGGGTAAAACTCTTGGCTTCGCAGAAACGGATCATCTACCTTCCCACGCACAGTTTTTATCAGGTATTATCCGCCGATGCCTACAGCAAGCACGGTTTTAACGTAAGCGGCGTGATTTTCGATGAGCTGCACACGCAGCCGAACCGAAAACTGTTTGATGTCATGACTAAAGGCTCCGGCGATGCCCGGACGCAGCCGTTGTATTTCCTTATTACGACAGCCGGAACGGACACCCATTCCATTTGCTATGAAACCCATCAAAAGGCACTGGATATTATCGCAGGCCGGAAGATTGATGCCACCTTCTATCCGGTGATATACGGGGCCAAGGATACCGACGACTGGACGGATGTCAAGGTGTGGAAGAAAGCCAATCCCTCGCTCGGCATTACAGTCGGCATGGACAAGGTCGAGGCGGCCTGTGAATCCGCCAGACAGAATCCCGCCGAGGAAAATGCCTTCCGGCAGCTTCGCCTGAACCAATGGGTTAAGCAGGCAATCCGCTGGATGCCGATGGATAAATGGGACGCCTGCGCGTTTCCTGTACAGCCGGATGAACTGAAAGGCCGTGTTTGTTACGGCGGGTTGGACTTATCCTCAACCACGGATATTACGGCCTTCGTACTGGTATTTCCGCCGCAGGATGAAGCAGACAACTATGTCGTGCTTCCCTACTTCTGGATACCGGAAGAAAACGTGTCCCTTCGCGTCCGGCGGGACCATGTCCCCTATGACGTATGGCAAAAACAGGGATTCCTGCACACGACGGAAGGAAACGTCGTCCACTACGGCTACATCGAAAAGTTTATCGAAACGATGGGCGAACAGTACAACATCCGCGAGATCGCTTTCGACCGCTGGGGCGCGGTACAGATGGTGCAGAATCTCGAGGGCATGGGTTTCACCGTTGTCCCGTTCGGGCAGGGGTTCAAGGATATGAGTCCGCCCACCAAAGAACTGATGAAGCTGACGCTGGAAAAGAAGATCACCCACGGCGGACAGCCGGTACTGCGCTGGATGATGGACAATATCTTCATCAAATCTGATCCGGCGGGCAATATCAAGCCGGATAAAGAGAAATCCACCGAAAAGATCGACGGTGTCGTGGCTACAGTTATGGCACTGGACCGTGCCATTCGCTGCGGCAACGACAACAGCGAAAGCGTATATGATAATCGTGGAATTTTACTGATATAAAAACAACCCCCATAAATTAGATTTAACTTAGGGGGCAACTCAAATGCTTTAACTTGTTTTTACTGATCCACTGATATTTGTATCATATCATTATACATACCAAGCTTTTTCACACAATTATTATATCCATTGGCTATTTCTTGAATTAATTTTAATTCCACTTCATATCGGCTATGAGATATTTTTGCTAGTTTTTTCCCTTCATCAGTTTGTATAGCTTTATCATATGTTTCCTTATCAGATTCGAATTCTGGATAAGTTTCTAAAATGGTTTTAGTTGCATCATCCTGCAATTTTAATAAGATTTCATATTTTTTTAATAAGATTTCATATTTATTGATGCAACTTAGAAGGGCAGGGGATGCTAAACCATATGAGTCTTTTTTTAAGCTGTCTAAAAAGTTTTTTCTGTCTAGTATACCAGGATGTTCTTCTTTGTTTTCTTTGACGCTTACACCGTCCGCAGAAAAATTAAATTGTTGATGGACTCGAGTTATTTTGATTGATAATATAGGTGCTTCTTTAACTGTTAAATTTGGAAATAAAACTTGTCGATATTCTTCTTGCTTTATCAATTCACTAATTAAGGGGGTGTAAACTTCCCTCAAACTTTTTTCATATAATGACCTTGTTTTTTCATCTTGCCATTTAACATATATAAATATTCCCGCAATGATTGTACCTATGCCACTAATGGTTTTTACTAAAATATCAAAAAAATAATATGACCATTCATTATTATAGCAATATATTCCTGTATAACCTATGAAACATATAGCAATTATACTAAAAAAATTTTCAGACACATTTGGATTCATTTCCTTTCGAGATTGAATCAACCTACTTTAATATAATATCACATTTTAAAAGGGAGTACGATACGATGTTTTTTTTCAATAAACTCTTTCGTTCACGCGACAAGCCGAAAAACTACCTGTCTACGGCCTTTACGTTCCTGTTCGGTCCGACATCTTCCGGCAATGTGGTGACCGAACGGACCGCCATGCAGACAACGGCGGTCTATGCCTGCGTCCGGGTGCTGTCCGAGGCTATCGCCGGACTGCCGCTTAATCTGTACCGGTATACACCGGATGGCGGCAAGGAAAAGGCCATCAATCATCCGTTATACAGTCTGCTCCATGATGCCCCTAATCCGGAGATGACGAGTTTCATCTTCCGGGAAACGCTCATGAGCCATCTGCTGTTGTGGGGCAATGCCTATGCACAGATCATCCGGAATGGCACCGGGCAGCCGATTGCACTGTACCCACTGCTTCCCAGCAAGATGGATGTCAGCCGGGCCGCAAACGGTCAGCTTATCTACACCTACTCCAAGGACTCGGACGAGTTCGGTGCAGATAACCGCTGCCAGCAGATTGTCTTATCGCAGGACGAGGTGCTGCACGTTCCGGGACTTGGGTTTGACGGACTCATCGGTTACAGTCCGATCGCTATGGCCAAGAATGCCATCGGCATGTCGCTGGCAGCCGAGCAGTACGGCGCGTTATTCTTTGCCAACGGTGCTACACCGGGTGGCATTTTGGAGCATCCGGGCATCGTGAAGGATCCGGTCAAGCTGCGGGAAAGCTGGCATGCCCAATTTTCCGGCACGAACCGGCATAATGTGGCCGTACTGGAGGAAGGCATGACCTTCCAGCAACTCTCCATTCCGCCGGATCAGGCGCAGTTTCTTGAAACACGAAAGTTCCAGATCGACGAGATCGCCCGTATCTTCCGGGTGCCACCGCATATGGTCGGTGATCTGGAGAAATCCACCTTCTCCAATATCGAGCAGCAGTCGCTGGAATTTGTCAAATATACCTTGAATCCCTGGTGCGTCCGCTGGGAGCAGGCCATGAACCAGCAGTTGGTACTGCCGTCGGAGCGCTCGCAGGTCTTTACACGATTTAATGTGGACGGCCTGCTGCGCGGCGACTATCAGAGCCGCATGAACGGGTATGCCATCGGCAGGCAGAACGGCTGGCTCTCCGCCAATGACATCCGGGAGCTTGAGGATATGAACCGCATTCCTGCCGAGCAGGGCGGTGATACGTATCTGGTCAACGGTAATATGCTGCCGCTGGATCAGGCTGGAAAATTTTATACCGAAAGCGAGGGAAAAAACCAATGAAGAAATTCTGGAACTGGAATACCGATGATGATACCGGACGCATTCTTACCATTGACGGGACCATTGCCGAGGAAAGCTGGTTTGACGACGAGATAACGCCGAAGCTGTTTAAAAATGAGCTGGCATCTGGGAAGGGCAATGTCACCTTGTGGCTGAACTCGCCCGGCGGCGACTGTGTAGCGGCCAGCCAGATCTATGCCATGCTGATGGATTATGCCGGACAGGTCCACGTCAACATTGACGGGATTGCGGCTTCGGCTGCCTCCGTGATTGCCATGGCAGGCACGAGCGTCAATATGGCGCCGACTGCACTGATGATGATCCACAATCCGTTCACGATCGCCATGGGCGATACCGATGAAATGGAACGGGCCATCGCTATGCTGTCCGAAGTCAAGGAATCCATTATCAATGCGTATGAATTAAAGACCGGACTTTCCCGCACCCAACTATCCCATCTGATGGATGCCGAAACATGGATGAATGCGGGAAAAGCGATCGAGCTTGGCTTTGCCGACAGCATCTTAACAGATAGCGATAGTAAACAGATGCATGATGCCGCAAGTATGGGAAGTTATTCTTTTTCCCGGCGGCAGGTCACCAATGCATTATTGAACAAGGCCATCGCCAAGAAATCAAGGATAAAAACAGAATCACATATATCTGTAACGTCGCTGCAGCAGCGGCTGTCGCTCTTAACACATTAAATGGAGGTACCAACATGAGTAAATTATTAGAACTGCAGGAAAAACGCGCCAACATCTGGGAGCAGGCAAAAGCATTCCTGGATGAAAAACAGACAGCCGGTGACATGCTTTCCACCGAGGATGCTGCCACCTATGACAAGATGGAAGCCGATGTCGTGGCGCTGGGCAAGGAAATCGACAGGCTGAAGACGCAGGCTGCCATTGATCTTGAATTAAGCAAGCCGACATCGAGTGCTATCGTTAACCAGCCTGCAAAGCAGGATGTAACTAAGCATGGCCGATTCAGTGATGCCTATGCACCCGCCTTTTGGGACAGCATGCGCGGCAAGTCCCGTCCGGAAATCCGCAACACCTTAAAGGAAGGGGCCGATCCCCAGGGCGGCTACCTCGTACCGGACGAATTTGAACGGACGCTGATCCAGATGCTGGCTGAGGAAAATGTGCTGCGCTCCCTGTCCCATGTGATCCAGACCGCCAGCGGCGACCATAAGATTCCGGTCGTTGCCAGTGAGGGAACTGCTGCATGGACGGATGAAGAAGCAGCCTACACCGAAAGCAACACTACATTTGGTCAGGTGTCCATCGGGGCGCATAAACTGGGTACGCTCGTCAAGGTGTCCGAGGAACTATTGAACGATTCCGCCTTCGACCTGGAAGGATATATGGCGCAGGAGTTCGCCCGCAGGCTGGGCAATGCCGAGGAAGAAGCCTTTCTCACCGGCACCGGAACGGATCGTCCGTCCGGCATCCTTGTCGATGCCGCCGGTGCTTCGGATGGCTCGACTGCTGCATCCGCTACGGCTATTACCTTCGACGATTTGATCGAGTTGTACTATTCGCTCCGCGAACCGTACCGTAAGTCGGCTACATTGCTGCTGCATGAAAGCACCGTCAAGGCCATCCGGAAGCTGAAGGATACACAGGGACAGTACATCTGGCAGCCTTCCGTCAGTGCCGATGTGCCGGATAAGATCCTGAACTGCCCGGTCGTTACCAGCCGGTATATGCCGCAGATGGCAGCCGATGCCAAGACGGTGCTGTTCGGTGACTTTTCTTACTACTGGATTGCCGACCGGCAGGGCCGCACTTTTAAGCGTTTGAACGAATTATACGCGGTTACCGGGCAGGTCGGCTTTCTCGGCTCCCAGCGTGTCGATGCCAAGATCGTTCTGCCGGAAGCCATCAAGACGCTCAAGCAGGCCAGTAAATAATAGAAGGAAGGTGGCAGCATGGCAGTAACACGGGATGAAGCCAAATTATACCTGCGTATTGATAATGATGTGGAGGATGCTTTGATCGACAATTTGATCCAGTCCTCCACGACGACGGTGGAAAATGTACTGCGACATCCGTTAAGCGACTACACGACGCTGCCGGAGGACATCAAGACGGCCATCCTGTATGGCGTGGCCTATTTGTATGAGAACCGGGATACGGCGGACTTCGATGCCATGATCAAGCTCATGCGGGCCATGCTGTTTTCCTACCGGGATGAGGTGTTCTGATGGATATCGGGGAAATGAAGCAGCGAATCGAGTTTGTAGTGGAAGAGGATGTCTCTGATGGCCAGGGCGGTTATGACACCACTCTGGTCAGCAAAGGCAGCACATGGGCCAAAGTGACCAATATCCACGGCGGGGAGTATTTTTTCGCCGCAGCCGTCCATCTGGAAAAGGATGTATCGTTTGTCATCCGGTACCGCTCGGATATTTCGGAAAAATGGTTCATCAAGTTCCGTGGACAGAAATACAACATCCAGTTTATTGATAATGTAAAATACGGAGACCAGTATCTGGAAATCAAGGCTACCCTAGCGGGGTGATGAGAATGACCTGGAATGAAATACGAATCGGGTGTGCGGCAGTCGGTGCCTGGCTGGGTTGGTTCATCGGCGGTTTTGACAATCTGCTCTATGCCCTGCTGACGTTTGTCTGCTTAGATTATGTTACAGGTGTGTTGTGTGCCTGCAGGGAACGGCAGCTATCCAGCGAGATCGGCTTTATGGGCATCTGCCGGAAGGTGCTTCTTTTTGTACTTGTCGGTATGGCTCATACGCTGGATGTGACGATACTGGGTTCCGGCAGTGCCTTACGGACTGCCACCATCTTGTTCTACCTGTCCAATGAAGGACTTTCTATTGTGGAAAATGTCGCACGGGTGGGACTACCCATACCGAACCGGCTGCAGGAAACATTGAAGCAGCTGCGAAAATAAGAATATATACCTTGGATCTGCTGGAGTCTCATCACTCTGGCAGGTCCTTTTTTTATGTCTTGGGTTCTTAATTGATATCTATCTGTCCTTTTACTTATAGAGGCAATTACCTCGTAACGATTAGGAGGTGTCCAATATGACGGACGATGAGAAAAGGCAGATTATCGTTTTACGCCGAGACGGTCTGGGATACGGGAAAATAGCACAGCAAATAGGCATTTCGGTCAATACAGTCAAGTCATTCTGCCGCCGGAGCAATCTGGTAATTTCCACTGGTGGAAAATCAGTGTGTGAATGCTGCGGCAAGCAGATAGAACAGGTCCCGGGACGAAAGCAAAAACGCTTCTGTTCGGATAGTTGCAGAAACAAATGGTGGAACAGGCATCTTGACTTGGTGAAGCGAAAGGCGGTCTATACCTTTACCTGCCAGAACTGCGGTAAAGTATTTAAGACCTACGGGAACAGTCAACGGAAGTTCTGCTGCCATGCCTGTTATATTGAATACCGTTTCGGCGGTGGTCGTCATGGATAAGAAAACCTTTCAAAATGAAGCGCTGTTCCTGATGACATTGCATCTGATACAGTCGATGCGTGATGAAAAACTTATCACGGAGAGCGAATATCACATGGCAGAGCACCAGATGCTCGAAAAATATCATCCTTTTTCCGGCTCTTTATACACTTGATAATTGTATCAAACAGAGTGATATATAGTGTTGGAAAGGAGTGAATTCTATGCGAAAAACAATCCTCAAAGTCGAGCATCAGGTATCGCCGTTCAAAAAACAAAAGAAAGTAGCAGCCTATGCCCGTGTTTCCGTGGAATCGGAACGGATGCAGCATTCACTTTCGGCACAGGTCAGTTATTACAGCGGCCTTATCCAAAAGAATCCTGAATGGGAATATGCCGGTGTCTATGCGGACTATGGCATTTCCGGTACAGGAATGGCGAAGCGGGATGCATTCAACAAAATGATTGCTGTTGCAGAAGCAGGAAAAATCGATATCATCCTTACAAAAGCCATTCAGCGGTTTGCCAGAAATACAGTCGATCTTTTGAACACGGTACGTCATCTAAAGGATATCGGCGTCGAAGTATGGTTTGAAAAGGAAAATATCCATACATTAAGCGGCGAAGGTGAGCTGATGCTGACCATTCTGGCATCATTTGCCCAGGAAGAAAGCCGGTCCATTAGCGAGAATATCAAATGGCGGGTGAAGAAACGGTTTCAACAGGGCATGCCGTCTGCGAAGTTCTTCATATATGGCTATCGATGGGAAGGGGATAAACTCGTAATTGTTCCTGAGGAAGCAGCTGTTGTAAAGCGAATATACCAAAATTTTCTTGACGGGAAATCACGGGTTGAGACAAGACGAGAGCTTGCGGCGAAGGGCATCAAAACCAGGCATGGTAATAACTGGGGTGATCCCAGCATCAAGCAGGTACTTACCAATATTACATATACCGGGAATCTCCTGCTTCAGAAAACATATATAGAAGATCCTATTACCAAAAAAGAACGGAAAAACCGTGGCGAGAGAACAAAGTATTTTGTCGAAAATACTCATGAAGCCATTATTGATAAGAAAACGTTCGATTATATACAGAAGGAAATGGCGCGCCGGTGCAAATTAGGGGCATTTGCCAATAAGTCACTACATACGACATGCTTTACGGGAAAAATCAAATGTGAAATTTGTGGAAGAAGTTACGTCAGTAGCAAACGGAAATATAAAGGGCGGCATATCGGGTACTGGGGATGCACATCCCATAAATATAAGGGAAAAAACTGTGGTGCAAAAGGAACTATCCCGCAAATCGTGCTGGAACGGGAATGCGCGGCTGTCCTTGGATTGCAAGTCTTTGATGAAAACATATTTCTTGAAAAAGTCGATACGATTATTGTGCCGGAATATCATGTTATTGTATTTAACATGAAAGATGACAGGAGAATTGTCCGGCACTGGGTATCAACTGCAAGCAGGGAATGCTGGACGAAAGAACTCAAGGACAGACAGCAGGCATGGACGAAGCAGTACCGGATGAGTGGTAAATCGGAACGGTATTCTGTTTTTACAGACCGGATTCTATGTGTGCAATGTAACATCTGCTTCAAACGCTGTCTGGATAAGCGGAAAAACGGGAAAGTTGCTTACTGGCGATGCAAGCTTTCTGGGAAATCCTGCAAGGTTCCGGGTATACGGGAAGAACCATTGAAGCAGATCACAGCAACGGTACTCGGACTGCCAGCATTTGATGATGCCGCATTCCGAAAACAGATAGATCATATTGAAACTGGAAAAACTGATGAACTGACTTTTTGTTTTACCGATGGCAGGAGAACAAGCTGCAGTTGGCCACCGGTTAAAACGGGAAATTGCTGAATACATGAAGGAAAGGGGGGAACTATAGTGAAAGCGCGAAGAGTACATACCATTCCGGCAGTCATCAGCCGCTACACGGCAGAACCCATCAATAGCCACAGGAAGCGGAGAGTGGCCGGTTATGCCCGTGTATCGACAGACCATGAGGATCAGGTAACAAGCTATGAGGCACAGGTTGATTATTACACCTCGTATATCAAGGGCAGGCATGACTGGGAGTTTGTTGATATATACACGGATGAAGGAATCTCGGCAACCAATACCCGGCACCGTGATGGGTTTAATACAATGGTAAAGGATGCCCTAGATAATAAGATTGACCTTATTATCACAAAATCCGTCAGCCGGTTTGCCAGAAATACCGTGGATAGTTTGACAACGGTGCGAAAGCTTAAGGATAAAGGAATTGAGGTTTATTTCGAGAAGGAAAATATCTGGACGCTTGATGCCAAGGGCGAACTGCTCATCACCATCATGTCCTCGCTTGCGCAGGAAGAAAGCCGGAGCATTTCCGAGAACACGACATGGGGCCAACGAAAACGTTTTGCCGATGGTAAGGTCAGCGTACCGTTTAAGCAGTTCCTTGGGTATGACAAAGGGCCGGACGGCAATCTGGTCGTCAACAGGGAGCAGGCAAAAATTGTGAAGCTGATTTACAGGCTGTATCTTAGCGGCTATACATTTCATTCCATTGCCAGTGATTTGACGGAACGGAGTATTAAAACTCCGGCAGGGTGTGATGTATGGAGTCCAAGCACTGTCAGAAGTATTCTTACGAATGAGAAGTATAAAGGCGATGCGCTTCTCCAAAAACGCTATACGGTGGATTTCCTGACCAAGAAAACAAAAGCAAATCAGGGCGAGGTGCCACAGTACTATGTGGAAAATGATCATGAAGCCATTATCAGTCCGCAGGTATTTGATTGGACACAGGAAGAGATACAAAAACGTGGGCGTGGTGGCAAACGACATAGCGGGATTAGTATTTTTTCATCGAAGATAAAATGTGGTGACTGCGGCAGCTGGTATGGAGCCAAAGTTTGGCATTCCAACGATAAATACCGCAGGACTATCTACCGCTGCAATGATAAATTCAAGCATCATTGCAAAACGCCGCACC